GGCACTCTACAAAGACGATGGTACCCACTGTACCGAATGGATCAAGCAGGTACCCCCGGCACCAACGGTTACCCTGAACACCGCAGGAACCTACTCAGTCATCACCGGAGCCACGGCTCTTACCGTACTGGAAGGCACCAACACACTTACACTCGGAACGAATACCTGTATAGGGGATGCGACTACTGGCCGTAGCACGTTGTTGTTTAAGAGTACCATTAACCTCGGTACGGCTGCGGATGGGGCGGTTATCGGGACGAACGGGATCATCTATACCCAGGTGGGGTTCTCCGACCCGCAGAATATCTATCGGGTGTCGGTGGATTTCTCTACGGACCCGATCACGATTGGGACAACTACGACTCACCCGGTAACCATTACTGGGACGACTACTACCACAGGAACAGCTTATGCCTTTGCAATTACCACCGGATTCCAAAACTTCTGGCATGGAGAGTACCTGCCTAACATCGGGCGAAGTATTATCCCCAGTTACCCTTCCGCGGATACCATTACCGGAGCTGCTCAGCAAAATGGACTTGGAACAGCTATATCCAACGCTCAAGTCTCTCAGGTCCAATCCCTTATCAACGCAGACCAACAGCTCACCCAGCTCAACATAACCTTCGCTGGCAACACGCCATCCTCGGTTGCGATCCCCGTGGCGAACTTTAACTTCGTCGGTACCTGGACCGCCTCGGGTTCCCACACCGATGCATGGCAAGCACTGACCGCCTGTCGTGTTACCGCAGAGTCCTACGTCCCCACACAGACTACACTCCTCTGTGGTGTGTATGAACAAGGTGATGCGAACTTCTGCCTGACCGATATGAACCAGGGGTACACCTACTACCAAACCTGGGCGGAGATCGATGCGAACGGGAACTTCCTCGGGGAGTCTGCATGTTCCCCATCCGTAGGTCCGTTCAAGTGTGTCAATGGGAACTTCACGGTAGTAACCACTGGTACCACCACCGGCTCCGCGGCTGGTATTACTAACATTGTTACCTATCGACAGGGAGGTTACTGCCAGACTCCGTACGCAGTGGGCACCACAGCCTACGGTACATCCACGCTGACCGATACCACTGGTGACATCCAGGCTCTCCTCGATGACATCCCAATGGTCATCAACGTTCGTGGTCGCAACTACCCCGGTGGGTTCGGCTACTGGAACGTCATGGCAAGCGAGGCATTCTTCGACCGGATCTATCTCGCCAATACGAATACCTTGATGTGGTCTGAGATCGGACGGCCTGATCAGTTTATTATTACCAACACTGCTCTTGTTACTCCTGATCCAGGGGATGCTATCGCCGGACTCGTTGTTTGGCCGCCGGGACTGATCATCGTCAACTGGCGATCAGTGTACGAGATGACCGGTACGGTATTCGAAGGCCCTACCGCGGACTTCGTAATCATGAAGGCTGCACCAAAACGTGGGTCCACTGCACCAGGGACAATCATCAAAACCCCTCACGGTATCCCACTAATTGCTTCGGATGGTATCACCATGTACATCCCCGGCTCCGGTGTGGACATACAGGTCCCATGGATCAATGAACAAATAGGGGATGCATTCCGGGGAGCGGGGAATTATGAACCTGCTGCGTTGATGGGAAGTCGTGTACCTGCGATCAATGGGTACCTCTACAACGCTTCGGCTTGCTACGCGGAGGGGAAGCTATACCTTACCTGTGCGACCGGTGCAAGCTCAGTTAACAACACCGTATTCGTAATGGACTTCCTATCCCAGAAGTGCTGGTGGTATACATACCAAACCCCGGCGTATGGAGTACAACAGATCAACAGTCTTGTATGGGACTTCGAGAACAACTACATCTTCGCAGGCGGTGTGGATGGGTTGTATCAGTTGGAGACGTTTGTAACCGAAGGTACCCAACCGAACTTCATCCCATGGAACTTCCAGACCCGTGAGTGGTCTGTGGATAATGATACGCTAGTGGAGAACTTGGCGGTGGAGTTCATCGGTGGGCCTATTCAGGTTACCGCGGTATACGATGCTACCGCGACGATTACGTTGGGTACGTGTAGTAGTCAGGTAAAGCAGTGGCAGCATCTACCGCTGAACGGCCTCGTAACTAACAGCCTATCCTTCCAGCTCAACCAGCTCACGGGTACCAACACGGGAACCTATTCCTCCTACGGTGCCCACACAGCCGTGTACAACATGATGTGGGATTCCATCGAGCAGCCCCAGAAGGTACACTTCTTCCAGACGGATTATAATGACAACCAGTATCCTGGGGATAAACTGTGGGACGTGGAGTTCTTTGATGTAGGATTCCTCCAGGCCAATGAACCCGTCAATCAGGCTACCGGCACAGCTACGAACACTACCACTACCACCGGTACTGCAACTACGACTGTCGTTGGGACAGCAACCATCTCTGCGACCGGCACGGTTACAGCGGTAACGTTTGTTGATGGCGTCGCCGTGATGACAAACACCATGGTCGGTACTGGCACACCGTCAGCGGGAAGGAACATCTTTACCTTCTCCTTCCCGGCAGAGACCTACGGGGAAATCGCATATACTACGATGACCACCTCCATCGCCACGGGGACGGATACGTCTACCACGATGGGGTTGTTCAAGCTATGGGATCATCGGTACCAGGCGAGGAACGAACCTCCGAAGACGACCACGTGGCGTACCACGATTGAGTCCCTCGACGAAGCCATCTGTGATGCGTTCGATACGGACATCAACCCGAACGGTACTGTACTTGCTACCGCGTTCGTAGACAACAAGCCGCTGATGACCGCGACGATTACCTCTACCGCCGGAGGCGAACAGTACAACCGACAGTCATACACGAACAAACTCCCCGTGGAAGTCTACGGACGTACCCTCTACGTTCTCTACAACGGTTCCGGGGGGAATTGGTTCAAACACTACAACACTATGTTCCATCGTCGGCCTGAACCCGACCGATGGACCAACTACGTATCTGATCGCAGAACAGGAGAGGAACAACATTTCGATGCTCATGAGGTTGATGTTAACCCTTTGGGAAACACCGTATCTGGTACTGCTCTTATCGACGGGACAGCTTATGGTACTTTTACTTACACTGGTAGTCTCCGAGAAAGGTTCGTCAACGCCTTCCCAGCGAACACTTATGGAAAGACTCAGTGGACTCAGTTCTCGGTTAGTACCGCAACGGATACCACGCTCAACCCCCGAGGAGGACGGTTCAAGTACTTCGCCGACCACTTCATCGGAACGGTCGAGCCGGATCGACTGACGTTCGTACAGAAGATCCTTCCACCGTTTCCGTCGGAGCATTACATCAAGACTTGGATCGCTGAGTTGAATCCGCTCGGCACCTGCACAGGTATCCTAATGGCAGACGGAACCGCAGTAACCACCAACACGTTTACGGGGACCATCCGTGAAACTTACAACGTCGGGCTTGAGTTACTTACAGGAGCCGCACAGTCTTTACTGGGTACTGCTACAGCGATTGAGATACGTTACAACGGGACGTTGTTTAAACACTACAAGACCGACATCGAATCCGATCCAAAGCCGTTCGGCAAGCTTACCTGGGGACGAGCATACGAAAAGTCTGGAGGAATCTCCCAGATAGATATGGCTCGATTCTGGGCGGTGGATGTGGAACTACCACCAGGGAACACTACCACATTGATGACCTCCATCTGGGATATCGATGGGATACCTGGGTTCTCGACCAATACGATGACCCTTACCGGTTCCGGTCGGGTCTACATCGACCGCATCCCCTTCCCTCCCGGTGGTCGTGGCCGTCTCTTCCAACAGAAGATTACCTTCTCATCCGTGGCGAAGGTATGGCGCAGCACCCTCGACGAAGAACAGATCGGCGCGAAGGGAGTCACCCGCAAGACTATCGAAGCAACCCCTGTTGAATCCTACTACGCTAAGTCGCAATATTCGAGTAATCTGTAATGGCTAGATATGCCCCACTGATGGTTCCGGGTGGAGACCCAGGACAGACCAGTAAGCAAATTACGACTGCGCTGAACAGTCTCGGTCAGAAGATATCCCAGTCCGATAACCGTACCGCTAACATGAACATGGGTGGTAACCGGGTAACAGCGGTAGCTGATCCGGGGAACCCTACCGATGCGGTGAACCTGCGGTACCTGAAGAAGAAGCTGGATGACATTGGGAATACTCAGCAGTTCCGGCAGAAGCGGGTACCATACTCAATTGTATTCTCCAACCTCGGGGCGCTCGTAGCTGCCCAGCTATCCGCACCGTATATCATCATGCCGGGGAAGGCTGGGTCTCCGAACTACGTAGTGGCTGCTACGATACCCATCGGTACTGGAGCCAACCCCTGCCAACTTCAGATCGCACAGAACGGTGTGAATATCCTCGCTGGAGATCTAATCATCCCTGCGAATGCAACAGGACCAATTACGGTATCAAACTTCAACCAGGGGATCATATTCAAAGTAGGTGACCTAATCACCCCGGTGGTCAACAACGCAGGTGGGTTCTCATACGTCACTATCCAGGTGGAGGTAATGCCCAGTGGCTCTTAGGTTTATAGATTCCGCAGCACACGAAGGTACAGGAGTTTTAGTACCATACCGTAAATGGACACTTGCTGCCGCAGGTATAGTAATATCCGGAGGGCGACGTAACGCCGACTACTGGTCAATTACCGGAGGTGGAGGACTACTAAAGACGCTTACTCACGCTAATTGCTACATCCAAGGTGCTGCAATACAAATGGTACCTGGTGCGTCGAGTCTTGGAGGAGCAATACTTGGTTTATATAACAACGGTACAGCTCTCGTATCCTGTCTCATGAATGCAGATGCTACAATATCATTAGCAATAGGAGCTACTAATACTGGATTATCCGCTATCCCCGTAGCCGATCCTACCTCATGGCATTACTATGAGATGTGGGGGATCGTTGGGCAGTCTGGTGGGAATATTACCGGAACAGCCACAGTGGTTGTGGATGGTAATGTAATCCTTACCGGGTCCGGGGTGTGTAGTATAAGTACTTCTGGATTGGTTAGTCAATCCGCCACAGCGAATCAAGTTGGTGTTTCGAACGCAGGTGGTAAGAACTTCATGGACTACTACTGCCTCGATACGTCTACTACGGATATCAATGGTATTACCGGTAGTACGAATACAGGATTTCTTGGTGATGTCGCCATCGAAGCTCTGTTCCCTGCTGCGGATATCACTACTCAATGGGGTACGGTTGGTGGGGATGGCACCCATGCATACTCCTGTGTAAATGAAATCGCGCCAGATGATGATACCAGTTATGTGTATACATCCTCCGCAGGAAAGACTGAAGCGTTTACCTACCAACCTATCACTGGTTTTACCGGTACCCTTCTCGGCGCACAGTATCTTGCTTGCTGTCGCAAGGATGCGGAGGGATCTCGGGTATTCTCTATGCAGGCAGGAGGCAGCAACTGTAAGACTAACGAGTTCCTCGCGGTTAACCAATACCTATCTGACTACTATGTCTACTACATCGCTCCACTTGATACTCTCTTCGGTACTGCGTGGACAACCAGTGTGTATAACACCACGACCTTCCAGGTAGAACTCATTAGTTAATGCCAGCCCTCTTCAGCGATACATTCTCCGGATACTCTCCAGGAGCCAGTCCATTCGATGGTTGGAGTAACATCAATGGTGGCGGCGGGGTAATTGTAGACTTCTCTACATATGCCGGAGGACACTTCGCCGGACAGACTGGCCACGGTTGTAACATCTACGGTGGGGAAATCCTCTGGGGCGGTCCAGCAGAAACTTCTGTAATTCCTAACAGTACCGTAGTATGGTCTGGGTTAGGTCACAATCAAGGACAGTCAATTCTTGGGCCATCGATGTACATCGGTATTACTACAGATACTACCCAGGGTTTTCAAATCGCTGGGTTGGTAATTGAACCGGATGAAACGATATCTCTGTACGCCGGTGCTCCATTCGTCGGGACATTCGCCTCGTTTGCTAACACCGTTACCCAACTCTACCACCCCGATACCTGGCAGACATGGCAGGTAGCGTGGCAGGCATCAAGTGCTCAAGTCATTACCGGTACCGGGTCCGGTGCGGGGACAAACTATTTCATTGCTGTTACTGCTTCGGTGTGGTTGGAAGGTACGTTGATTATCAACGGAGCGTACACAGTAACCAATGTACAGATTGGTACCAGTACCGGTATGGCTCCCTCCGCTGGAATAAATGAGTACTTCTTTACTTCTTACATTGGTGGCCAGCAGTATCTCTCAGAGATCTGGGCTACGGATTCTGCACTTGGTACCGCAACGTTCCCATTCTTGGGAACTGGTACCAGTACCTCGAATATTCGAATGACCCAGGAGGTCATAGAGTACGCCCGAACAGCACCACCAAGGAATGTACGGATGACCCAAGGTGCGGTAGAGATGATTCAATACCCTGCTACCCGTAACATCTACATGACCCAAGGGGTAGTCGAGATTATCAAGAAAGGCGGCCTACCCTCTGGTTGGGTAGTTCAGGAGGTATAGTTATGCCCTTTGCATTAGCATTTAAGATCGCGTCGAAGACTGGATCGTTATGGTCCGAGTTCATCGCCAAGGCTACCCACGGCCCCTACTCCCACGTGGAGTGTTGGATACAAGGTCCCGTGGATGCCGCGGTGTGCTATTCCTCCCGTGAGGGTACTGGGGTTCAGCGGGCCACTATTGACCTTACCACCCCGATGTGGAAGATCTTTCCGATCCCTACCACCGTTGCTCAGGACGACGCCATCATCTGGTTCTGTCGAGGGGCCGAGGGTAAGGCGTACGATTACCTAGACTTAATCGTCGCCGAAGGTGGTCGTGGTATTCACAAAGCCTGGGCACGAATCTGTTCCGAGTTCTGCACCGAGGTCGTACAACAGTGCATCGGGTTGATAGGCTCCGAAGAGTCCTGGGCGGTATCCCCCAACCGGCTCGCCGTGATCCTAAACGTACCGTCGTAAGTTATTGAATCTATGGTAAACTAAGATGTACACTCTCAGGATGAAGGACCGTTAATCGTATGAAAATAATCGAAGGCCGGGACGTGGATCTCATCACCCCGTTCCCAGCTAAAGAACTCCACCGCATCTTTGGATGGATGCGATGCTACCGAACTATCACCGAGACCACCGCGTTTCCCAAGACCGAGGGGGAACTCGCTACCCGACTTGGTACCATGACGAACCTACAAACGTTTGGGATTATCGATAAGAACAACTTCCTCGGTGTACGACATGAAGTTCCTTTAATCGGAATCTACATGTTCGATCAGGATACTGTGGTGAACGGTAACGCTCATGTGGCGTCCACCCGAAAGGCTTGGGGTAGTCGGCTCGTCGATCAAGCAGGACAGGTATTGATCAAACATATCTTTGGTACGATGCCGACGCTTACACGACTAACCGTATCCGTCCTCCACAGCAACTCTCCTGCGAAGGCTCTAGCCAAACGACTTGGGTTTCGTTACGAAGGCTGCCTGCGAGATGCCATCACCGTGAACAACATCCCCGCGGCCATGGCCCTCTTCGGTCTCACCCGTCGAGACTGGGATGAGTTCAAACTAGGTGACGAGATAATCGAACCGGTCGCTATCGGTAAACCAGAACTGGAGTTGGTGCATGGGTAATCCTTTTAGCAGTTCCGGAGCGAGTGCAGGATCATCCCTGTCAGGAATAGGTCAAGCTTTGAATCCACAGGGGAAACAAGGTGGTAGTGGAGGAGCCAGTACAGCTCAAAGTTCACCAGGTCTTATGAGTCTTTGGAATAGTATATCTAACCAAGGAGCAACTAAAGGTCCTGGACTATATACTCCTCCTGGAGTTTTAAGCCAAAGTCAAATCGCTACTGCACCCGGACAATCAGAACAAATGGATGAAATGCAACCTCCGACATGGAATCCAGCCTGGGGTCAACCCTCATAGTAAAGGAATCATATGGGTAATCCATTTCAAAGTACCGCAGGTAGTGGTGGTTCAAGCGAATCTCTCCAGCAGATGCTTAGTCAGTTTTCGAATGGCGGGTCGTCTACTACCACTCCGAACCAGAACCCGATCTTCCAGCAGTTTCAACAGTCGTTACTCCCGGCTATCTCCTCACAGTACGCAGCGGCACAGGCTCCGGTATATGGTCAGCAGCAGGTAGGTGAGGTTGCACAACAGGGAGATCAGGCTACGAAGGCTGCTACGGATGCTAACACCGCTCGGGCGGCGCGTAGTGGAACGTTAAATTCTGGGAACACCGCGGCGACGAATGCCACGGCGCAGCAGGCGAACACTGCTAACACTACCGGTTTTGAACAACAGATCCCGATGTTGAACCAACAGGCGAAGTTCAACAACACCCAATCCCTACTTGGTCTTGCTACAGGTTTCCTCGGTCAGTCCCCAATCGGACAGACTACGACCTCCGCGAACCAAGGTTCCAACGCTTCTACACAGACTGGTACGAATACACAGACTGGTTCACAGTTTGGTAATCCATCAATTATGTCTGACATCGGTGCGGGTGCTAGTGCAGCCGGAGCTGCGTTTGCTTAAAGGATAACCATGAGTAGCCCTTACGATCTTTTAACTGGTACTCGTTCCAATCCTGTTGGAGATGATACCGATCCGAATGAGCAGAAGTTTCTTCAGCAGACACCTATATCTTTAAGTACAGATGAGGATGCTACAAACCAGGAATCTGGCTGGCAGAAGGTTGGAGGAGTGTTTAAACATATCCTAGCCGGAGCTGCTGCGTTAGACCCAAATGGTGGTAGCGGTGGTCGAGTCGGTGGTCGTCAGTCTGCTGCGGCTCTACTCCTCAAACGCCAAGAGGACGCTCAAAAGCAGGCAGACTGGGAACAGAACTATACTCTAAAGCAGCAAGAAGGCCAACAAAAATCCAGGGAGTCTGCATCACGTCTCAACTCTCTTCAGGGGGCCCGGGATGATGCTCAAAAGGATCGGGAGTTCGCTCAGGCTGGAGCAGGAATGAAAGATTTCTACACTGGTGAAGCTGTAGCTGCTCCAATGCCGAATCTATTTACCGGAGCCGAGACAGACACTGGTGGGAATCAGAAGTTTGTAAACTCTCCCGGCTCGATCGATCCCGATACCGAAGGTCGTCCTACTCGTATGGCTGGTGGGGTTCAAATGATTCCACGAAGCCCAGAGGAGGCTCAACAGCTTAAAGGAAAAGTGCAGGACATCGCAGATCAACAGTTTCAAAAACATCTAAATGATTTCAAAGCTCAACCAGAAAATGCTGCATGGTCAAAAGAAAATGACGATGCTCTTAAAGCAACTGAAGCAGAACATCTATTTGGATTCAAACCCGATCCAGCAAAACTAGACAACCTTGCTGCAAGTTTATACAAGAAATACACAGACACAAAAGATCCTGATGCATTAGCAATGGCGGATCATATCCAGGCCTCGAAGCATCCTCCAAAAGATTCTACAGACAAAGGAGATCAACTTTCCCCCGCGGCAGTAAAACTGTATTCCGATCTCGCCTATCAAGAAGGTGGTAACATTCAATCCTTTGGTATGGGTGGAACGAAACCAAAGGTACAGATTGCTAATCAATTAGGTTTGGATCATCCGGGTGATTCACTCGTGGGACAGAAGGTAGCTTTCGATGCCAACCGTAGATCTATGCAGAAGTTGGTAGGAAACTACGATCAGCTTAATACGTTTGAAAATGTAGCTACAAAGAATATCAACCTTGTTCTACAACAAGCTGAAGCTTTAAAAGGTGCAGGACTTGATTCTGGCTCTCCAGTTATGAACACACCTATTCGGCTACTGGATGAAAAGGTAGCTGGGCATAATACAGTAACGAAACTTCGAGCTGCATTACAGATTGCTAACAACGAGATCGCCCGTGTGACCGCCTTACGAGGTGGTGCAGGTGTACTTACTGATAGTGCTCGACATGAAGTAATGAGTATCAATCCTGAAAATGCTACGATGAATCAGTTGATAGGTGCGTTTAAGGTTGAGAAGCAGGATATGGTAAACAGTCGTAGCGGTTACGAGGATCAGATCGCACGGAACGCCGGACGTTATGGTGGGATAGATACTCTTCGTAAGCTAAAAAATCTCGACGAGGAAAATCCGGATAATATTGAAGACACGCAGTCCGGACGAATAGGAGTAACTACACCTAAGAGTTCTACAGGTCCTGGTAGTATTCCAAACGCCCCTCCAGTTCGAGCTGGAACTACCTTTAAGTTTCCAAACAATACAACCAAGCTATACGATAACGAACGGGATAAAGATTTGATTGCACATCTACGTACAAAGAAAGAAATCAAAGAGCTTAACCCGGATGGGTCTATTAAACAGTAATGCCTGATCAACCGATGGGTCCAGAGGATTACGAGAAGCAGTTTGCTGCTTCTGGTGGTGGTGGGCCGGAAGATTACGAAAAGGAATTTGCTAATGGTGGGGGGAAGATTCCTCCACCTACCCCAGCTCCACGTCCAGGTGCTGCTTGGAACTCGAAGAATCCTTGGTACGAGAACGTCCAGGATCAGATGGAGGATATTCTTCCATCGATAACTCGTAATGTTGGTGGAATGATTACCGGAGCTGCTCAGGGAGTAGGAAATTTTCTTACTGAACAATTAACTCGTCCACCTGTAACTCCGGCGAGTATTGCTCAAGATAATGCTCAGTTAACAAAACCATTAAAGGAACAACTTCATGATCTTCCAGTAGTTGGACCCGCGATGGAAGGTCGATATGGACAAGCTGTAGGTGATGTTGCTACCGGTGCATTAATGGGAAAGATAGGGATGCCTGGCGAAGCGGATACTACATCAAGTCTACCAAAACTTCTTAATGTTCGCTCTGTAGCTGAAAAGAACTTTCTCGACTCTTCTAAACCACTCGCAGAAGTTATCAACTCCCCTAAAGGTGCCGGACGATTTCAAGATGAGACTCTTCGTGACGTAATGCCAATCGTCGCAAAGGAGGCTAAGAGTTATGGTGATGTAGGAAAGATTGATAGTTATGATAAGTTAAAAGCTGTGGTAGACTCTGCTTATGATAAACATGTTGCTCAGTATCATCAATATCTCGATCCTGCAATAGCCCGAGGAGCAGTAATCGATCGTGGAGCAGAAGGTATCCCCAATGCAATGATTCAAGCGATACCTAAGAATATTCAACTCGATGCACCAGCAATGTATCAGGATCTTGTAGAAGAAGCTCGTAGCCATGGAACACCAGTTAAGGTTGGGGATCTTGATCAGGTTCGTCAAGAAAACAATGCGATGCTTAGAAAGTTTGAGAATGCTACAGGTACAGATAAAGCATCCATAATGAAATCTCAAGCGTCCACAGCAATGCTTAAAGCTGAACAGGCAGCATCGAAAGATGCATTGTATCGTAAGATTGATCCAGAGACGGGAGGAAAGAACGTAGGTGAGGTAAACCGGCGGTTGGGTAGTTTGATTGAAACTCGTAATGGATTAACAGATCTTAACGATCGTATGATTCGTCAAAGTGATCCTACTGGAATACAAAAAATGGGTCAGAATATTAGAGATCTTTTACATATCGGAGCAGATCCTACTAGTGGACTTACCTCGGTAGCGTTGAAACGGTTGATGGCTGAACCGGATGTGAATGGAAAGATTGCGAAGGCATTTAGTAATTACAAAGGTGCAGATCTACCTGATGTTCCAACACCAAGTTGGGATTTGGTATCACCAGATGAACGGCAGAGCATTATACGACAACAAGGTATAAACGAACAGCAACTTCCAAAGAGCCGGATGGATACTGACTTTCGCCAGCAGTACAAGGATCTTCCGGTGCATCAACTTATGTTGAAAGGTTCGGAGCCGGAAGTACCATACCCAACGCAGCGTCCGTTGTATAAGGAAGGTATCGTCAACCCCGCGCAACCTAAACTCCCCTATGGCCCCCGACCTGGTGACCTAGGTAAACCTCTGACTCCACCCCTGCGTACGCGGCCCGGACCCGCGGTGGGGCCTGTTCGTAGCGGCTTACACTGGAACGGAACACACTTCGTAGAGGATGATTAGAGGAGCCGCTTGAAAACCCAGATGACCACACACACACCGATCAACGGTACGCATAGCATGATCGTAAGATTCCCTACCACTTCGAAGACTTGGAACATTCTATTTACCTCTTCCTCTTAACTAGACTGGAACATAAACAACATGGTTGACCTTATCCCACCAATAAGTGCATTACCGAACCGAGACGTTCGGATACCGCTTGTGTGGCTGATCTACGCGATCATTCTCGTGGCTTCGCTGTCTGTGGGGTATGGAGGGTTCCGTGCTGGGTACTCTTCCCAAGCTAGCGATACCGCAGAGGCGAAGCTTCAAATCGTAAGTCTCCACGTGGATATCAACAACCTTCAAGTGGAGCTTGGCCGTCTCAAACAATCCGTGGATGATCTTCGGGATGTCATCGATATAAACAAAGTTGAAGCTAATCGAAGGAAGTAACCTATGCAACCTACTGGCATAACAGTATTCTATGCTCTGCTCTCCGGTATCGCTCTCATGGCGATACCACTTATCACTTGTATTCTTACTTTACTAGTTCTTCGACGAGCGGATGTAATTGCCGCTACGCTTACTGAAGTAGGTAAAGCTGTGGATGGTAGGCTAGAACTATTGATCGTCGCAAAGGAAGCTATCGCACGAGCCGAAGGTAAAGCTGATGAACGTGAAACTGCTGCACATGCTAAGTCCCAGTCGAAACAATAACCTCCGGCGAGCCAGAATACCAATCGAGACTCGTTGATAACCGCTTCCCGTCCTTCTTCTTCCAGAACGAATAGATCGCAAACACCACGTCCCCATCCGTAGCTTGAGAGGTCATATCCTCCCGCGATAATCCCGGCTCCCGTTCCGGGTGACTGTGTATCGTCCCGATCGCATTCGGGATACACCGGAACTCCTCCGGGTAGTAGTTCACACAATCCGCGGAGACATCGATGTGTTTCGGATACACGATTCCCTCCACGTAGATCTTCCCCCGTACCCGTCCTACCAACACTCCTAGTATCTCGTGCCCTCCGGTTTTCAACGCCTTGCGTTTAAACGCAGTGATTGCTTCTTGGTTTTCGATAACAACATCGATAGGTTGGTAGGGGGTCATTAGTTTACCATCACCGGTAACTTCGGATACTCTTTCACCACCTCTTCCATCGGGGATACCACCGACACTCCCGCACTTCCGTACAGGGTCATTCCTGGGGTGGTTAGGAAGCGTCGTATGGTATCCCAATCCTTGGCCGTCGGTAGCACGTTCGCCGCGGCTATCGAGGCTGGCATGTCGGAGGGGACGAGAACACCGGCGGTCCCACAGCTTGCCACATGGCCAGGATCGTCATCGAAGTGAACACAACACCCAAGAGCGTCCACAATAAGGCTTTTGTCCATTCGTCCATCGGGTTCCTCCGTGACTTTCTGATACGTCCATGGGTGGGTGATTACCCCCGCAATGGTGTCCATCTCCAGGCCGTGCATGAAGTGGAGCCACGCACGGAGTCCGAGGTTAGCCTCGGGGTGAGCGCGTGTAGAGATCACATAGATGTCATAGAAGATCGAGAGGTACTGTAGACTCGGTACCACCTCCGCATTCAATGGGTTCTTTTTGATGTAGTACTTATTCGTGCGGTCCTCACGGGGCACCCATCCGCCCTCCGCGATTACTCCGTCACAGTCAAACGAGATCTTCTTACGTTCCATCAGCTTCGATCTCCTTCTGTAGCAGGGCTAACGCACGCCACGCGACCTTCGCGGAGTGCCGAACCCCATCTGTATCGATGGTTCCTCGTTGGATGAAGTGTCGTAGCAGCGCATCCGCTTCATCCTTCGACTTACTCCGGTCCCAATGCAACGGCTGGCCGGGGTTATGTTGTTCGTTACCGATGAACGACACTCGGGATACCGCCATGATCGCATCGGGGAAGTAGTCGAGCACGCCAGTAGCTACCGGATATTCTTTACGGTTAATTGTCATTCTTTTCCTGTAGGTGTATATACACTTGATTCAACTCTACGACCAGAAACATCAAAGGTTTGCATTTTATGTTTTTCTACCACACCTTGTTTAACCATTAAGTTTAGTCGTGCTCTAGCGGCTTTAGCTGTTGTAGATCCTACTCTTTGTACATACTCTTCTACTGTAAAACTTCCTTCGGGTGTTGGTGTTACTTCTTGACCAAGCCAGAATTTTTCTAATCGATCCAACGCCTCATTAGACTTCTTACTTAAAGCGGTAGCCGCCATTTCCCCTCCTTGTTACGTTGCTCCAGACGGACGATGGTTTCGTTGTCGGAGTATTCCCCCCACGCGAATCCCTGTGACCACTGAGAAGTACCGCGGCGGTTCGATGCGTACTTGAACTTACTTACATCCCCGAGGAATCCTACACAGTACCCGGTAGGCTTATCGCTACGGCGTCCAGGTGCCGACTGCACACGATGCAGATGGGCAATCACACACTTACCAAACTGTTCCGCATGGTCCCGAACGCCGTTCTCGTTATACATGAACCCATGGAGGAACTTTGTATCCCCGAGTTGTACAAACGATGTCTCAATATTATACGTATCGACAAACAAACACTTCTTCGGTACCGCCTCTCGAATATCATCAATCAACGACTGCGCGCATTCTGCGATGATCGCGTTGTGGTGGCCCGCAGCGTTCCAGAGTCGGATGTCGTGGTTACCGTTCAGAAGGATATCTGGTTGGTAGTCCGTGAGGAAGTCCACTCCCATCTTCATATCCAACCGAAGGTCTGTGTTTTCATCGTTGGTACCCTTGGCACCCGCTCGAAACGATGTGGTATCCACGTAGTCTCCGAGATGGATCGCCGTGTGGGGTTTCCATCGCTGTTTAAATTCCAATACCGCTTCCAGCGCAGTAGGATCTGCCCAGTAACCGTGATTACACCCCACAGCCATGAACCGCTTCCACTGCTTGTTTACGTTAGCCATCAATCTCCTTGTTATAAACTACATGATCTCGAACTTCAATCTGGTTAGTACTAGTTAAATATAACACCGCGTCGGACACATCCCGACGACCATACTTCGGTGCAAAGTTACGCAGGATCACCGGGTAGGTCGCCGGGAGGAACCGAAGGATCTCATTCGCACAGGCGATCTCGGGTTTCACCGGGATCACGGCTTGCTCCAGCCGGGTCGCGCCGTGGATCAGGAAGGCGGATGAAAACTGGTAATCCGATATCTCCACCCATCGATGCTCTCGGGATAACGCCATCAACATAGCGATCTTCCGCATGAGGTTCCCTGAACGCTCTGCGTATGCTTCGAGGGTCGGGGAGAAGTACTTGTGACGGTTCGCGTACCAGTTTGTGAAGTATTGTTCACCATCGAGGTCCTCTGTGAACGGAGCCGGGGTAGCTTGTAGTACTTGTCTCAACTCGGTAATCTTCGCCTGGAACTCGACCTTCGCCCCTTCGATGCGGATCTTTTCCGCGATGGATTCGTAACGACCGGGATTGGGAACAAATTTTTCTTTTGCTCCCATTTCAACGGCGACAATAAACCGTGGTAGAAAACCGGAGTCCATGATACCATCAATCTTCTGAAGCCAGGTAATCGTAGATCCAGTAAACATCGTGAGGGTTGGATTGATAATGAATCTGGGGCGGCCCTCCGTAAGATCCTTCTTCGTGGTAATATCGACTCGTTCATTGTTGGAAAGTATATTCGTGATCCCTTCTAAGATTCCGGATTGGTAATCCTTCGCTCCGAGGAAGTCTTTGAGTTCTCCTGCGAAGATGTACCCAACGGCTGGATCTCCGATGTTATATAACGATAAGTGTACTGATTCCATTGTCTTTCCAGCAACATAGGGTACTCCAGCATTAGCAAGTACATTCGTTGCTGGTGCATTGATTGTGTCTTTTCCCTTGCCTGAGCCTCCGACAAGGAGGACGGATGTGTTGGGCCAGATCGTCCCTGCGTTACCATAAGGATACCATATATTCCTTCCACAGGCTGCACCGATCACGGCTAGTCCGGTGGCAATCCTCCACGATCGATAGACCTCTGAGTTGTCCCACGAGGCGAGCCAGGAGTTCAGGATGGAGTCCGCGGGGAGAGGGATCAATCGATCATCCTATTCACAATAGCTATGAGTCCAAGAATAGCTAGTAGTACTACCGTTGCTACTCCGATGTATGCAAAGTAGATCATTTCTTCGGTTCCTTTACCTTCCTCGGCGGCTTCTCTCCACCCTTCATGTTCTGCCCTGCTACTGCACCTACAGTACCAAAACAAATCAGTCCTTTATGCTCCTTTTCAGTCTTCCCGCAGAAGTGACAGATTGGGGGTTTCATTCCCCATTCTCCAACACATCCGTCGCCCGTTCGATAGCCTCAAGAAGATCCTCGGGGATTTGGATCAACCCATCGTGGGATTCCATCTCGCATCCATCCGGTCCTTGGTCGAAGAACTCTAGTAGATCCCGTAGAACCAATTCGAGTTCGATTACTCGATCTTCTGCTGTTTTCATATATGTAACACCTTACTATCCCCCCAACTTTCTGTAGAGTACTTTGACTCCACGCGGAATGAAAACCCATCCAGCTCCTGCCACTTCATAGTCATGATCGCCCGCGATCGCTGTGCCTGCTCCAGGTGGGTTTCATCCGGCCCGATGCATACGATATCATCGTGTACCTGGAGGGCCATCCGCCAATCAGGGCAGAAGTCCGCCACTACTGCAAGTTGCAGCGCCATGATCTCGGTCCCGAATCTCGATGGGTAGTGCCCAATCATCATGCGAAGCACCATATCCGCAAGGGTAGAGGCTGGTAAGAACGCTAAAGCCTTTGTAGCGAAATCGCGGCCTTGGAACTGGCGACGACGACCGAAGGGGTTCTCCAGGTACGACTGCTTCTGCGCCGTGTTTATCGTCTCCTGTTGCCATGCTGCGGTGCGGGCGTTTTCCTTTTTCCATATCTGCATCATCTCACGAATGTCACTGATAGAGAAATTAAATCCTTCAGCGGCAAGATAGTCTTGTGTCTTGCGCTCTCCAAGACCATAGTTTCGTCCGTGATTGATAACCTTACCGGGTTTTCGTAAAGGATCGTCTGGCCCGACATGTTGGTTAAAAAACCTCGATGCCATATATGAATGTTCATCGAAGCCGGGGGTATTAAGTCGTTCCCATCTCGGCCAATCTTTTGCGAGCCACGCCGTAAGCATGTTCTCGCCTTGCACGATGTCATGTGAAAGAATACCATACCCCTCCTTGTCGGGAATGAAGATCTTTCGGATAGCCTTGGGCTGATTCTGGAGGTTCAGGTTCGCCGGGTATTGCCCTGAGCAGCTAAGACGACCTTCAGACGTTCCAGTAACTGCAAGGCGGAATTTAACCCACTCGATGTTTTGAAGAGCTTCTTTTGCAAACGAATTTTTCTGTGTAGATAGTTTCTTAAGTACATCAACAATCGTAAATTCGGTATGCTCTCGTCCCCAAATACGTCTAGCTCGCTTATCGCCGCTAGAATTTCCTGTCTTCGCATGTGACACTTCTTTAAGGTCAAGAGATTTAGCATATGCGATTACCTGAGCCGTGGAGTTCCACGGGACGATACGTTTCGTACCAGCAACTTTGATACGCTTGAAGGTAGAAAGCTTCTCACATATGATTGGCAATCCGCATATGTTGCAGGATTGTGTTCCGGGAGTAGTAAATACAATCTCATTACCATCATGGCGGCCCACCGCGCGGCTTCCTCGACACTTACGTGTTTTAGGCTTGTATGTATTCTCCGGTGCCACAATGGTTTTCGTGATCGGTTTGTCATACGGTTTCAATCCTTCCGGAAGGCGTAACTCAGTTTCCGCAAGCTCTCTTTGGAGTACCTCACGGATCGCAACGACTCGGGTGGAATCAATCCGAAGACCTGTTCGGTTGATGTCCCGGCAGATGTAGGCGGCAGGGACGGAGACGTTTCGGTAGACGGATTCGAGCCGGTAGTCTCGGAGGGTTCGAAAGATAGGAGCTTCAGCTTGTAACGTCCCGTCGGTGTCTCTAGCGTTATACAATCTCCAGGCTTCATCAGCCGAGTGACATCCCCCATAACCTCCGTACTCTCGGGGTATTGCACCGTCCGGTGAATCCCAGGTTTTCCACTGCGCTCCAGTAGGTAAGATGTTACCATCCTCGTCCTCACTTTCCTCCCCGCTACCTTTCCAAAATACCTTTCCTGTAAATACTGATCCCACGAAGCCAAGTCCATGACGCATATCGGGTTGGATGAGATGCTGTGCCAACATTGTGTCGTGGAGTTCAGCAGTAACGTTCCATCCGAGTTGATTGAAGTAGTAGGTATCCGCATCGACGATGTTGTGTCCGATCAGGACTTCGGCAGCTTCGAAGATCCTCTTTAGTTCCGGGATGAACTCACCCGTAAATGGTACGCAAATGCTATGATACCAGCGAGAACTAAGTCCACACATAGTAATCGTTCCGTGGTTGTCCCACTCAAAATCAAACGAAAAAGTACGATCAGTAAAATTACGTACAGTAGTAATGCTGGGATAAAGGTCATATTCCTCCGGGGGTAGTTCTAACGTCCGACGCAGATCATGCACCGCGATGGAGAACATCGTCGGCATCCGCATGAGGAACGCGGGGTGAAGGGTCCCCACCACCCGAGGCCCTTCGTTCGGTCGCCCTTTAAGTGGTAGAGGCGAACCCCGCCATTGAAGTATCCCTGACCTATTGGTCACGGCCTTCAGTGCTTCATTTCCTAACGCGACAATTCGGGACGGCTGGAGTTGGGTCAACGCGGGTTCGAGATGGTGTAAGCGGCAATATTCCACCGCACTCCGGGCAGTGGATCTCTCTGTCCAAACCCACTTTGCGGAACCCGGATAAATGTTCTCTGGCGGTTGACAACCAATCGTATTGATTATGTTCAGACCCGATCTCGGTATACGTGCAGCTCGTAGCATTGAGTTTAACCACGATCCCGCACCGCCGACAAACGGCTTCCCACTCGTGGCCTCGTCGCTTCCCGCTGCTTCCCCTATCCATAACTCCCTCCCAGTACCACGTTCCAACGGCACGTACCCATGTGTAACATGATTGATTGGGCACCCCGAGCAGAAGTCCGGTTTTGGTGCGTACTTGATTTCCTTCATTCGAGACACCAATCGTAGTTGTCTATGAAAATATACCGTTTCGCGTATGACTTTGGTTTCCGCCCATACATTCGTTCACGATAAGTATTCCCGTGACTACATACGGGGCATGTAGTAATATGAAACCGTATCCAATACTTACGTTTCTTCATTAGTTTGTCCCCGGTGTAGGGTTCATATATACTACTATCCAATTCGCACCGGTTGGTAACGATCCATATGCCACAGTCCCCGGAGGAACCACCGTCAGTGGTTGAAACGTATACGAGTAATCGAACAACATCGTATCCCCCGGAGCAGCAGGCGTAGTGAGATGAACCGTGTAACCGCTACGCCCGTACTGTACATCCGGGGTCAGCCGGGTACCGTTGTGATACACTGCGAGGTTGTAGTAGTAACACAACGGATCTCGACACCAGGCGAGGTTAAACGTACTTCGTGCTGTAGTGGTAACCTGAATCTCATTAGTTATCGTTACCGGAAACGGCCCGCCCCAGTAGATGCTGTTCAACCCGAATACAGGGTTTGGACAGGCGTAAGCGTTCGTGTAGACCTGCGGTGGACACGGCGGAGCCTGCGCGAAGATCATTGTCTCGAAGGCTGCCGCGAGTGCGAAGAGGATCGCTTTACTAGATCTGGTAAGCATAAAATTTTAAGTTGGTCCGGTGCTGGAACATAAGCCCCTAAAGCTGCCCCGCCGCGGTATTCCTTACTATTCCCGCGGAGACCAAGCTAGGCAATTAAACTGGTTCCTAGCCTACCTTGCCTGGATTTTTCTGTCTCCAGGTTACTTCCCATTTAGTCATTAGTCAGAAGGCTGGACGCCACTTTTGTAATTAATGGTCGTCTTCTTCCCCGGAGTCCCATCAGGTTTCTGGTGATACGGATCAGGATACGTCTCCCCAGACCCATCCGCCAACTTGCGATACTTCATCGCATCGACCGTTTCGACTTTCAACTTCAAAGTAGCTCCGACCGATCCAAGTTCCTTCAACCATTCCTCAAAGGTCAGTGGACCCTGCTGCACGCCGGTAGCATCCATGATCCTCCGGAACACCGCGAGGTTGAAGTTGTTGATGAACATGTTTTCGGGAAACACCTTGCGTCCCGTAAATGTCGGGTGATCGATTACCGTGTAGATAAACTTCACCGACGCGCCAGCTTTGCCGCCCTTGGCCGTGTTGTCGTATGACTTCTTCTCCGCCGAGGAGATTTTCAGGTTGTAAAAATCATCCGGAATCGCAGTGAACGTTGGATCGATATCCTCCAAATGGATATCATTCCAATCCTCCACGACCGGATGAGGTGCTACTGCTTCTAGTGTTGCTGTGGACAATGATTGTCCTCCTTTGTTTGATTGTTGACTACGATTCTACACTGTGGGCAGATAAGCCCACCGAGCTTTTGAATTAGTTTTGAGTATCTATCAGCACCTCCATATAGTTTACGGTATTCGACGGGGATCATTCCACCGTCGAGATAATATTCACATTGTTGACAGTAGTAGTATCCGTATTGGATCATACCCCCACCTTCTGTTTCTCAAAGTACGGTAGCCAGTACGTTTCGTAGATCGCTCGGAAGTCTAAGGGCGCTCCGTCTGGGATGAGTCGGGTTCGGTCTCCGATGATACGTTTGTTTGCTTCAGTCGCATCTGTGACGAGAGTACGTCGTGTAACACGGCGAGTAGTTCCTGGCTTTCCTGGATCAGGCTCAACGCATGTTCGAAGCTCGATGCATCCGACAGTTTGGAACATAGCTGTTGCAACACTTGACATCGCCCCTGGTAAGTCGGGCTGGATCGCCACCAGTTCTTTTCCATCACGGGTTAGTTTCTCCTTCTCCAGTGCAGTAACGAGTAGATGCTTACGGATGTTTAGGTCCGGATGTGTGGTGAGGTTGATTAGTTTGTTGAAGTCGATCCGAGCCTGCTCGCCCATTGTTTGGTAATCTCCCTGCTCAGGGACTCCAGCGTTTCGTGTAAGAGAAGGAGTTCCTTTTGTGTAAGGGAATTTAAGGGCGTACGGTTTAAGAAACCGCGTGACATACTCAGTTGCACTATCGACAACAACACCTCCATATCGGGTGTCTCCTGCCAATGCAGCGACGATTTTATTGAACTCTTCGATGTTGGTCGGTGTGACATAATCTACCCCATACTCCTGGATGCTCATGGTACCACCGCCTTCCGCGGGTTCCATGGCGATGATTAGGGTGGGCTTCCCTCCGTACTTCTTGGTAAACCCATCCATCGTTGCCGCGAAGGTAGTCTTACCCCGCTTCGCTGGGGCATAGATGAGCATGCAAAACTTCGATGCTTCGGTAAGCAGATTTCGGGTGTTTCGTACTGCCACCCCACCTAGCGGGGCGATTGCGGTTACTGACATTTAGCTCCTAGAAATTCCTCATGTGTTCGAGTAAATTTCTTCATGTTTACAGTTTTATCAACCCAATGAAGGTTAGTTATTATATCTAAACCTTTACGCGATCGTGGAATCTTATGATCTATAGAAGCATTTATTCCTGGTATTAAATGAACACCTGTATATGCACAAGATGCTTTCTGATTAAACCAAAGCTCCTCTAGTTTTACCCAAGCAGCAGTTGTACCTAGAGCAGTTGCTGCTTCAAGTTTTAGCCAACAGACCCAACAGCGACTTGTCTGCATAAACTTTGGGACAGGTTCTTTCAAACAGATATAACACAAGCCTAAAGACTTGGCCTGTTCACTTTTAATTTGTCTGTAGGCTTCCGTGGTTTGCCCCCAAATCTGCTCTACCCTTTTATTGTACCATCTGGTCGCGCTCGGCGCAACTTTTTAACGTGTTCTTAATGATTTACGGATGTTCATGAAATCTTGTTAACCTCGCCCCGCCGTGCCCGATCCAGCACATGCCGCAGGGTTACCGGTTCGTAGTTCCACAGCTCCACGGACATGTTGATGTTGAACGCCGGGATGTCCACGATTTCACCTTTCGCTACGTGTCGTGCTCGGTGTTCGGGGAGGGAGTTGTGTATGTGCCCGTGTAACACGTATGTTACACCTGGTACCGGTTCCACCGGCATCGGTCGATGATGAAGAAATAGTAACGTCTGATGATACTGCACCGTCATCGACTCGCAAGCGAAGTCGAATCCGAACTCCATCATACGCTCTGCGGATTTGTCGTGGTTGCCGAGGATGAGGATCTTCTTACCGGGGAGACCGGTGATGAACTTTCGTAGTTCCTCGTCAGTCTTTCGTGAGGTAAGCATCACATCTCCGAGGTGGTATACGATATCCTCTGGGGCCACGCGCGTCCACCATCGTTCGTACATCACCCGATCCATGTGGGCAGCGTCTCGGAACGGACGGTTACAGTACTTGATAATATTCGCGTGCCCGAAATGTGTATCGGAGATCACCCAGGTGTTCATGAAGTTAGTTTAATACTCCTCCACATATCCACGATCGCTCTCCATAACACCAACGCGGCCCAGATGAAAAGTTCCACCCCGAACAGCCCCAGCATCACAAACCCTACCATCTGCATGATGTTAAGCGTGGCGTTTTGTAAGATCATACAGCCTCCATAAAAGAACGATCAAGATTTAATATGAAGTAGTTTACTCCAGCATTTGTAAAATCTTCTGGACGTAACTTTCTTCCTAATCGTTTTACCACACATGCAAGATGAAGAAATCCACCAGGAGTTCCTCCCGCTTCTAGCCATATGGATTTCTTTAACATATACCAATCCTCTCCGTTAGGCTGTTGGCAGTGGTTACAAATATCAATTCGATAATCTCGTGTGCAGCAACTCATATTCCTGTTGTTTCGATTCTACCCACGCTTCCCATGATTGTGTATCAAACGTACCATCCGCAAGAACAAATTCCTCATGGAGACCTGTCTCTGCGAAGTCGTAGGCGTAGTTCTCCGTGAACCACTTCCAGAACTCTGGGTCCTCACGCCGTAGCAGCATCTACCAACTCCGCGTGCATCGCGCACGAGACATCCCAGCCGTAGGATAACCCACCGCTGTATTTGTTGAGAGCCTTCTTCCCACAGCACTGACACTGCCATACCTTACCCGATGGTGCATCCTGCTCGGGGGGACCCCAGTGGGAACCGTCATTTTCAAGTGGATCGAGGTTACCTGTAGCTGACATTTATTGAGTATCCTTCATAATCATCTCGTCCTGAGTTCACCAAAATCGCCCGTGCATCTTCCACTAGAAGATTACTCGACGATCGCATGGTCGGTTCGATGGTAAGATTCTTCCAATGATTGTTGGTATACGGGCGTTCCTGGCGACACCAACAGTTTCCTTTACAATGTTTATGATTCTTCATGTGATATCCACCAACCCTCGATACTTCGTCGCATCTACCTTCTCATACCTCGCATCGGTTGCTGTGGTACCACCATACGTATGAGGCTCCATGTATGCACACTGCCTTCGGTAAACGTTATTCACACACGCATCCCGGTTCGGCTGCTCGACTTCCATTCCCTCCATCCGCATACGGTCCATACGGATCGCTACTGCGGTGATTTCTCTCTTAGCAACAGACAACTGTTCACTATTCCTCGTAGTTGTGACTCGGAAATATTCGGGTATCTTGGGAACCTTTGGAATATACGGCGACAGCTCTTGCACCGTATCACATGCTGGACAAGCGAATCCGTGTTCCATAGGGCGGTAGAGTTGTAGATCATAATCACCTCGACACTTCGCACACTTTCGTTTCGGAACGTACTCGTGGGGTTTCTCCAGGACACAGATGAGGATACCCTGTGGAGTCATATTCATATCATAACCATGAGCATAACGAGCAAGTTTAGGAGCATCCGCACTCTCAAGGAGATGTTTTAAGGCGAGGATCTGAAAATCCGCTTGTCGTTTCGTCTGCCATTCCTTGATCCACTCCGCACGGTTACGACCGTGGGCTTTTGTCTTGTACTCTTTACCCCACCATCCGCGGCTCAGTGTCAGTGTGTACCCATCCAGTCCGGATTCGATCGTGGTATCCTCGGGGACATAGAAGTACCCGTCAAGCTTGGCGAGACCAAAAAGAGCATTACATGGATTAGGAGTATTTCCTGGAATATCTCCTGCATCATAACCACATTTAGAACAATTTGGTCCTTGAGAATAATCACAACAAGATAACGGAAACTTCAACGGCTGTTCCGCTCGCTCCGTCGGCCAGTATTCCTTCGGATATTTCCTGAGATACCCAACCACAAGAACCTCAGCCATAGCCATTGTGTCTGGTGTAGGGTTATTTTCCCGTATCGTATCCTCATCCACAAAGGGCTTGCCGGTCTTAGCAAAATTATCGAGAGCGTTATGGACCAACGATCCAAGACAAAGAGGGTCACTGCGCTGCCCCACATACCGGAGCTGCATTTGATTTTCATAATTCTCATACCAAGCCCATGGGCAGAACAGGAACTTACTGTAACTCGAATAATCTACGATCGACATACTGATGCAATCTCCTGTAGTACTTCCTCAGTCTCCACATCTACTACTACCTCTGGTGTCGTCTCATCCGAATCTCCTGCGGTGTACACTTCCACCTGAATCCCCATATCCGCCAGTACCCGCCCTTCATGAAACAACCACGCCCACTCCTGCATATCCTCGGACCATGGTATATCATCTATAGGGATAACCACCCCGATCGAATCAATCTTCCCGGTATTCTTTGCAATCTGTAAACACTTTTCCACCCCGCTCATGAACTCCCCAAACGTCATCGTAGCCGCCACCGGAAAGTTTATCACCCATCGCCCCGCCCAGTCATCCTCCTGACAGTAGTACACGAACGGTTGTCCAACAACCAGAACATGATTCTGAATCATCTCAAAATGTCTCCGGGTGTACCCCGATTCTAGCAGGCAGACGAGCTTTTCATGCAGGCTACCCTCCAGGATCTCTTCATCCGCCCTCGTAGGGCAGATCACCACGTCGCAGTCGGAATCGATGATGGATTGATAACGGTAGATCATTTGTCCTTCCTACACTCCTTACACATCCAATACCACCCGGAGGGTTCTCGGTTGTCCTTGTGGAAACATGAAACTTCCTTCACCTGTTGGCACTTTGGACATATCTTGTGCTGTTCAGCCGGATTCGCCCGGATCTCGTTCATTTCTACCGCAGCGAACTCCCGGATTAACGGACGTTCATAATCTTGGCAATCTTTCAACTTTGGCTGGAAAAATCTTGGCCGCCGGTTCCTGCGGAGCCTTCTTTGCCGTAACTCACGAGCAGCATTGGGTTTACGCGGTTTAGACATTTTGTCGGTTGCTTTGATGACCCCTTATATACTCGCGGAAAAATGTGAAAATGTGAAAATGATTATCAACAACTTACAGTCTTTCCTCGCTTCTCTAAGCTCGAAATATATCTCTATATACTATAGATAGTAAAGTACTTATTTTACTTATATATTAGGCCTCATCAAAGAGACCGACAAACTTCCCAGTTACGCAATCGCATGATTCGCCTACCCAAATCGCGCAGTCTGAGGCGTGGGGCCAAGGTTCTACATCCTTGGTATCCCGTAGAGACCCTGTAGGACGCACAGCGCGCCCCGTGGTGCAATCGGCGGCGCTCATTGGACTACTTCCACCCGACCGGGCATTTCGATCACCCTGCCGCTCGCGGGGGCGTCCCCTACCCAGGCTTTACACCCTCCGACGTGGATTCGTCCCGGCTTATGCGACCACAACACCTCCGCATACTCGCGGTCTATCGGTTCGGTTCCACGGGTGGTAGCATTCCCACACTTCTCCTCTTTGGCAAAGTTGTAGATTTTACATCCGATACCACATTGGGTCGCTGCGGCTTTGATGTCCTGCGGAGCGAGCCGGGTGTTGTTGATTATAATACCTTTACATAACTTACACACGACGATTTGGTCGGAGTAGTTGTTGTTGGAGTACCTCCGATAAAAACACCAATCCGATTCGATGTCGCGGAGGATTGCGTGGAACAGGAGGATTTTACGAGGATCTCCGTGTAGTTTTACCTGGATGTGGAAGCGGCCTGGTGCGGATTGGTATTGTGTGCTCATGACTTTCCTTTCTGTATCTCTTGCATAATCTGTTCCGGGGTACGGGTCTCGGGAGCCTCGTCCGGTTTCATCTTGATCGTGTTCCGAGCGGTGGATTCGATGGCGTCGGTGTGGACTTTGGCGACTTTACTGTACACATCCGTAATCTCCGACAGCTCACGAGTGTTGATTCCTTGAAGATCTTCGTCCATCTGTTTCAATCTCTTCGCCGCCAGCTTCATAAGCATTGCACCGATTTTACTATTTTCCTTCGCACCTGCCTGTGCGACGATCGCTTGTCCTCGGAGGATGGTGGTAATTACCTCTTGGATCTTCATACCCCCACCCCTACGAGTTCTTTGATAAACTTATCCATATGCTTCTGACAGACTAACGCACGACGCCGGTTCGGTTCGACCTTCTCTGTACAACTCGACACCCCACAGATGTTGTTTCCACGATCCGTAGCGTTCAATTGATCCAAAGTTGGGTATACTGGTCGATAAGAGCTTTGAGAACCTTGGGATGATCTATGATGGCCTGTCTGCCAAAAGGAAGTAAAATCCGCCGAGCCACCTCCATAGCTGCGATTACCAAAAGGCATCTTTCCAATCTTCCAAAGACAATCCTGAGTCGGATCTGTCTCATCCAGACGAATATCATACTCCATGTCTTCGTCTGTGGTGTAGAAAGTTCGTACAGCCCCACCTGCCATCGACGCCGCTTGCTCTACGATACCTCGTGTGGAGCAGAATACGATCTCTCCGGATTCAAGAGCAGCAATGTTAAGATTATCTCCGTTGAACCGTGCAAGGTGTAATCGGGGTTCGGGATTCTCTGCGGTCATTTCGTACCATGCTAGGTTACCGTAGCCTTGTAGCTCCTGGGTGGGAGAGTTCCCTACGATTGCTTCGAAGATATGCGGGGAGTCGCATTCGTAGGTACGGTTGTATTTTTTGTTTAACGCATCATAGTTGAGGATAACACCATTGTGGATGCCGATGATTACTTTGGTATCCTTCGTTGTGATAAACGGATGCTGGTTCTTGATGGAAACCGCTCCGGTGGATGCTGCACGGGTGTGGAAGATCCCCGTGGACCAGATAGACCACTTGGGTACGGATTCCGCCCAGGTTTTATGAATCGGCCCGAGATGTTTGATGATCTCTGCTCCATTCGTAGCTCCCCAGGAGTCGCGTCCACGACCCTCCATTTCCAGTGCTAGGAACGGAGCCATACGGCGGGTAGTGTCGGTGATTCGGGAAAATCCGAAGATGCCACACATGTTGTTATTCTTCCTCTCTTGTTGGGTTTGGTGTTATTACTGGGTTCCAGCGTAGTGTTGTGTTGGTTATCGTTCCTGTCCAACCACGTCGAGGCCTTGCTGTTATTGTATCGCCTGTTCTACCTTCCATAGGTCCCGCAGCCATTATCGGTTTCACCTGAGTACAGATCTTCTTCTGCACCCAGTCGGTAATCCATCGCGGCATGAACTCATCCGTGAACTTCAACAACGAAAACGATTCTCGCATCGTACGCCGTTCCTGTATCCGCGTACAGGCTTGTACGAACCATCCGCACCACAACGGCCATGCGGTAAGATCTTCCAGATCCGTGGAAGCTTCTTTCATACGGAACTCCAACGTCCCTCGGTACATCCATGCGTGGAGGTTCAACCCCACGTACCTCGACCATTCGTATCGGCCATTCTTACGGGTCTGCAACCACGTTGCTGCATCCCGCGGACGCTGCCCTTCCATCGGTCCATAGAGCATGTTGATAATACCTTGCTTTAACTCGGAGGTATTTTTTGCATTATTCAACCACTCGATTGTATCCCGAAGCGGAATCAACGCCTTGCGCTGCCGGGGATATTGCTGATCATACCGGGTACACCGTTCACACTTTACATGCTTCTTTGTCAACATCTGACAGTAGTGCGTAACCTCCGGAACATCCCGGCGATGTGGTAGAATAAGATGATCGTATATCTCGCCTTCCAACATCTCGTAGATACGAAGTATCTTTCGTAGGTCCCAATATGATAGATCCGAACTCCCTACGTGTACGTGATACGCACAGGTTTGGTTGACGGTCGCATCGGTACGATACAACTGCTCAGCCAACTCTGCCATCGCCCGTAGGAACTCATCTCCACGAAGTGGATGGATTACCATCTCCTGTCCGGAAGGTTGCACCGACCAATCGCGGACAGGTTCGTACTCCAGGTGATTAAACGTTCCTTCGTTGCGTAATTTTCCCCAATCAGACAGCTCCAGTTCCAATCCGAGTGTACGTTGGAGAGTATTTATGTGATACGTATCCGGAACTCGTGGTAGTCGTAACGGGGTATACTGTGCCATGTGACGGCAGGCACAGCAGGACTTACAGGTACAACAGTGGGCGCAGTACCGGGATGGACGTTTTGGGACCTTCTTTTGACATTTATGACAGTGGGTGCACATGCATCCACAGCCGGAACATCGACGGCAGACGAGGCAATATGCTACACGTGGTTTTTCATGGTAGGCTCGTTGTTGTTTCGCACACCACGCACAGAAGATAGTAGGTTTCATTATGCTTCCTTCCCCGTCCCGAGGTACCGTTGTAACCACGACGTGGATACTCGACGGTCCTGGGCTATAACCGCAAGCCATGGGGATAGTTGAGACAGAAATGGAACCATATCCTTCAAAGCTTCCTGGAGACGAGTAAACCGAGAATGGCAAATTGCATGCCTAACATTGTTGTACAACGCAGTGTTTTGTGTCATCGTGTAGGAAGTTATGTTCGCCCCAGATATTGCATTGAGAAATTGGTTAAACAGCGCCGGGTTAGGTTTTTGCCCAACCCGCCGTTCCGGATGTCGCCGATCGAGGGTCACAGCGAGGTTTTGAAGGGTTGTCCGAGGGAGCTGTTTAACCATCGAGGAGATAAACTTCTTAGAGAATCCGAAGATGATCCCGTCATCCACGTAGAGTATAGCTATCTCTCGATTTGTATCGTAAAGGTGAGACATTACTGTTCCCTCTTGTGCAGATGTGGGATAATTTGACTGAACCGTAATCCACAAACATAGTTCAAGTTGTTTGAGGTACTCTCGAATAAGTTCAGAATTTAAAGCAGGCACCCCATCATCCTCGGGATGATACAACTTTGTAAGCATGTAATCCGTCCATCCGAGGTAGTTAAGCACCGACGAGGCTTCGGCTTGGGAGACGTATAGGAATGTTACAGTTTTATCTACCAAGGATATCATAACGCACCCCAACTGGTACTGTTAGAAAAATACCGCACTTGTTCTCCTATTCGAAGGGCAACTACACGAACAAGAGATACATCACAGTAAGAACATGCAACTACTCGACAACGAAGATTGTTGTTTTTCGTGGGGTATTTTTCTTTAAACCCTTCAGAGATCCGTACGGGATAAGTTACCAATACTAACGTCCTCCGGCCACATTCCGGACATTGGTGTCTGTTTGACTCCACGCAAGCGGCAGCGATACGACCGAGGCTACGGGATACGGGGATGTAAGGACGAGGACGTACTATTGAAGCATTATCAGTTACTGCCACCTCGTCGTTAATAATTGTAATTGTAATTGTCATATCGTATTACCTATCCATCCTTCGTTGCTGAGGTTTCGTGTGGACGGAAAATACTTTCATCGCCGCAGCGACTACTTGATTTGGTTCCACTGATACACCTCTACCTCGTACGGTACTTTAGCTGAACCGATGGCTCTCCAGGTCTCCCCGAGATAAGCCGGTCGCCCGACTATCTATCCACTCGGATCACAGTTGGCTGGTACTACTACCAAGCAGTTCTACCCCATTCGTGAAAAGGTATTTCAACGAAGGATGGAAGATCGAAGGGACCTAGACGAGTTGAACGCCCATATCCAATTTGGTAATTGGATTCACCGGTATTGGTCCCATAAAATTGTAGGGCGAGGTCACCTCCCCGCCCCGTACCCTCGCTTACGCCCAGTGCCAAGTTTCTATGACCACACCAGGGCTATCTCGTCCAACGGCACCACTGTGGTTACTTTACAACGTAGCGGGTATTCGCCACTATCATTGCGTTCACCTACCCTATCGTGTGTACGTCGCGTCGGTTGCCCACGACGATCATCCGCAGAGGTGATACCTGTTGGCCGATACTATTCGTAAGGAGGTTGTCCATCGGCCTTGTGGCATTTGAGGATACGTGAGCCTTCCTGACGTGGTAGCACGTTCAGGGCATCCACCGAGGGAGTAGTCGTTTCGTGTTTGTTAAATATTGACATTTGGATAACGTCCTACCCGATCGTATTCCTCCGATCGCAGCCGTAACTCCCACATGGTAATAATCTCATTCGTGTTTGGGTTACGAAAGGTCCCCGTGGGTTTCCACCCGGAACGTTCGAGTAGTTTTATCCCTGCTACCTGAGAGGAAATCGTTGCAGCGATAAGAAGTCCTCCGAAGGTGTATTTTTCTGATAGGCTTCGCATCGCTTCACATACGATAGGGAATAAAAATCCTCCGAAGCCGTGGCGGGTATTTTCGTGCGCTACGGACGTATACCTCGGCGTTATAAATACCTCATGGACTATACTGATCCCACAACATCCAAGATACGTCCCATAAGGGACTACAAAGGATACTGGGGCACCTTTGTAGATGAATTTAAACGTCAAATGAACACAGCTAGCTGCAGTATATATCGGATCTGGTATTCGATCCACCACTACCCGCTCCATCCCCAACTTTTTCATCGCGGAGATGTTTTTCTTTGAGGATAATATTTTTGTTATTGTTTCTGTAATCGTCATAACTTATACCTTTACACTTCCATCTCCATACGCTTTCAATCGGCACACTCCGCTCCAGATATGCCGCTCTGAGGAGTTATGATTATGCCCGAGCCACGTATCATCCAACCGCCAGTTCTTTACAAGATCCGTAGGATCGGCTACAGCATAACCAATCCCTTCGTAAATCGTAGCAAGGGTGGGGGTAACAGCTAATCCGCCGCGCCACCGTCTCGCAATAATCTTCCGCAACATCGGCTCGTTACGTTTCAATATCTTCTGTGCTACACCCACATCCAGCTTGTTGATCGCGTGGCGTACCTCGTCGTCCTCGGCGTCCCAGAGGAACTCGAACCCATGCAGCCCAAGCCATAACGCCTGCCGCGCAAGCTCCCAACAGAGATTCCACGTAGCCGGATGCGCTCCTAGGAGAACCTCGGGTACGCGGTATTCGAGAGTGTTACCGTAACGGTACTCTCCAGCTCGTCCGTACAACGTACGCCGTTCCGGGTAACGATACTCCTGCCCAAGGGATACCATCGCAACCCCAACGATACGATCCAACATACGGATCGCGGGGGGGATGAGGTGGTCGGGGACGGGGGTGTAGGCCGTCATCGAAGTCTTCAACCCAAAATGCATATGCCATCCCGCAGAGCGGAAGGGCAGGCTAACCGGATCTTCCACCCGTAGTGGTTCCTCTCCGTAGACATTCAACGATGGGGAACACCCGAGTTGAAAATGTTCCGGATCGTATTGCGTCCGCATGGCTTCGGGGATGGGTACCACGGATGCTATGGAAAGTGTCGCCTTCGGATCGCGGGCTTTCGCTGCGAGCCATACCTGCCGCATACCTTCGCGCACCCGATCGATGTGGAGACTGAGGCATTGTGGGTTTACTGTAGATACCTTCGTCGTCCACTCAGCCTGAAAACCATCGTAAAAATGTGTGCCGGTACCGTGATCCACCGCGGCTTCCTTGCGGGGTAGGAATGTAAACGCCGGGATAACCTCACCGTGTTCGTCGAGGGCAAATATCTCCGGATCGGAACCGATGGAGGTATAGGTCTTGGAGGCACCAAGAATTTCATAGTTGTGTGTCGAATCCAACACCACTTTAGTCCACATCTTTGTTCCACGACGGGTGGTTACCGATGCGATGGATGGTTTTGTTAGTAACTGTATGCTGCCATCCAGTTTTACGATCTGTACCATAGGCTCGGGGAGATTTTTAAGATTAAGCTTTTGCACCAGCCCGAGGGTACCGTTGGTGGTTACCACGACATGACGGCCAGGTTCAAGAGCGGCGAGTTCGGGAACGGGTTTTGGTGTGGGTGTCATCGAACGTACTTCCTCCATAAACACCACAACCCCGTCAAGCGATGCCATGTTACGGCACCACCCACGGGGTGTGATAGTTTTGACGGTAGCGCCGTCTTCGCTGTGGTCCTATTGGACCTCTTCGATCGTCCGTACCGCAATCGGTACCGGAAGGTTCGATGCAAACGTGTTCACATTACCATCCGCGGTCAGCCAGAACTCTCCAGCCACTGCGGGACGCATATCGCCGGTTTCGACGAATACCACCCGACGGATCTTACGATCTTCGATGATCAAACGCGGCCCGCCGAACTTATGATCCGTGGTGGTATCATGCGTTTTGATGCGTCCATCCAAGGTGAGGAACTTCACCGGTTGCGCGGGCAGCATATCAAACGATGTGAACTCCTGCCGACCTGTCAACAGGACCTTCAAATCATCCAACAGCTTCCCATACACCTGCTCGATTGTTACTTCTTTCGCTGTGTTAAGCATTAGTTGTACTCCTTTCTTTAGTATTTTACTCCGTATACGAACTTTCATAAACCGAGAACTCGTTGGGCGTTACTGCCAGCGATGGCCCGAATGTCTTCGAATGAATATCCTCGTGAGACGAGAATATTGATAACGATGTCTCGCCAACCATCAGCCTCCACAATCGTATCCGCACCATCGATATCCGAACCGATGGCTACGTGACGGACACCGATGAGCTGCGCTACGTGATCGATATGGTCCGCGACGCTACCCAACGCGGTCCCGACGAACTTCTTTACGAACGGGATTCCGATTATACCATCGCTTTTACCAATAGAACGTATTAACCTATCAGATAGATTCCGTGGATGATCGACTAACGCACGACACCCAGAATGTGAAGCAATAACTGGACTGTTACGGATTCCTTCACCACATTCCAAGATTCCGTAGGCTGTATAGTCACTGACGTGGGAGATATCTGGAAGGATTCCAAGTCGATGTAATTGATCTACAAACTGTATTCCTTTAACTGTTAACCCTTCCCGTGGTATATCCGTAGCGGAATCCCCGAGATCGTTGTTACGGTTGTGGGTGATGGTGACATACTTCACCCCAGCATCAGCTAGCCGCTCTAAATCCATCCCCTCCACAAGCCGACCATTCTCCACACCGAACTGATGTACACCTTCCGCATGCCCCCAGGTAATCTGGTCCCGTACGACTTGCTGCCGTAGTTCCAGGGTTATCGTATCCTGTATGGCATCTGATAGATACACAGCAAACACGGGGTAATCGATGTGTTTATACGTATGGTTATTAATCCCATACTTCCACCACTTCCACGGTGCATCCACGTGGAGATCTACCGTAACAATGCGGGATGGATCAGATCTTTCCATGTTGGCCTCCGTGCGGTAACTGTTGCAAATGTCATTGTTGTTCCTGCGTTATTCCTCAACCAATCAAACACCTTCGCAAGTCGTTTCACCGTGTATTGCTTCGATACCCCCGGTGCGGTATTACCTTCGAAGATGTAGACTCCCTCCGCGGTACATCCCAAATCCACCGCGACGAAATCCAGCCCGAGCTTCGTGGCACCTTGCATAGCGGCTACACACACCTTGATCGGCCATTCCTCGCGTACCACATGTTCCGCTTTACCACCCTGAGCGAAGTTCCACATTAATAGTTCTCCACCCTCATCTGCTGTAGGGGCGAACTTCTGGGTTACCGCGACCACGCGGTTCTGTAGCACGAACACTCGATACTCGTTAGTCTTATCGATAATCTCCGATGCGTACCATCCTGCACCCGTACAACCTATCGCTCTGAGTGCCTCAGCACGATTTCGACATACGAAGAAATTGTTACCACCAAAGTGATGCTTTGGACGGATGATACACGGGAAAAATAAATCCACCGTTCGTGTAACAGTTCGTGGTGCTAAATCTTCGAGAATCAATCTCGTGACAGCTTTATTATCCACCTGTACTACCGCTGCACGAGTATTCACCTCTTGCAGGCCGGTCGTTATCCGTTTCGAGTTCCACCGCACCACGATGGTGTCTCCAGGTGGCAAGAACTCCGTATCCTGAACAATTTCGATAACTCCTGGACTGTTTCCAATCTTTCCAATCTCACTTGCTAAGTGCCGTACGATTCCCCGACAGTTCGGAGAGTGATAGAGAAATGTTAGTCTCATGACGTACGCCGTACCCATGCCACCATTCGATCAGCCAGTATCCCGAGTGTAGGCTCCGCATGGCTAGCCAGTACACCGGGAGCCGTGTTAACCTCTAGGACATACTCCTGCTCGTCCATCCCTACGAGAATATCCACGGCTCCAAAATCCAACCCTATTGCGCGTAGTGCCATAGCTCCAAGGTACCGAATAGAATTGATATTCCCCACTGGTTGAAACTCAAATCCGTTACGGAAGTTTCGCCCAATGTACTTGAAGTCTGCGGGACGCCGCATAACCTTCTCATACGTACCAATACATTCATCTTGGAATACCCACACCCGATACTCCGTCCGTACGGGGACGTACTCCGAAAACCAATCCCACCCTGCCGCGATACGCCATGGTAGCTCTTCCGGTTGGAACACCGGAACAATATCTGTACCACCGAAGCCGTGAGTCTTTCGAGCCAGCAGTGGAAAGGATACTGTACGATTAGTCCAATTATCCTTCGAAAACCACGGTACCGTTTGCACTCCATGTGCCTGCATCGCATGCATCCGGGTTATCTTATCCGTAATGCACTGTTGGTTTAATATATTCTCGGCTCGACCTATCAACCCACCGTAACAGATACCATGAGTATAAGAACGCCCGATGGTAACTCCCCGGTCTGTTAAGTATTGTTGCAGCAACGCCCCGGTTTCCTTGGACGACGCTGCGATGGATAATTGTACTGTTGGCATTATTCAGTCTCCCATTTGTCTATATAATCCGCATACAGCTCACAAATAGCATCTACTGTAGTAGCAACAGTAGCAAATTCGGTGTAGTTCGTAATGATCGCGGCCATCGCTTGCTTCATCGCCTCATACGCGGCGTCCTGCTTAGCCTTATACTGATCCCACCGCGCCTGATAATCTCTATACTCTTGTTGACTCTTCGTTGGTGGACCAGGGATAGGACTGGATAACCCAGTCTCAACCCCATTATCATACTTTTGTACAGCTATAACAACATGGGGTCCATGACTATACTCCCGAATATCACCTACCTGCACGATGGTTCCTCCAAACTGATGGGCCACGTAACAGGATGATTACGAAGATTATAAACAACGTAACCCATACCAGGCTCGATTCCGGAGTTACCACACTCGGTGGTGGTACATACGGTGGCACGACGATTGTAGTTCCTGGTGGAGTAATTACAGGAGGAATTACCACTGGGGGAATCACCACAGCTATATACGCAGGCGGTTCCCAGGTGCTTGCCTTCGGTGCACACCACTGTATAGCCGGATTCAGCACCGAGTTCTCACAGAGAATATCATTCTTTCCACCATACCCTGGAAAGTACACCACCGTGGTCCACGCATCCTGTTGGATGGTGGTTATGAGATCCTGGTAGGTGAACGCACCGTTACCGGAACCCATTGGTTGTTGGATGATACTCATGATGTTTTACTCATTGTTTCTTGAACGGATTTGTAGCCACGATTGCAAGTAAATATTTTTCTTCCGTAACTCCTCAATATCTCGATGGTACGTATTGATAATCGTATGCAGCCGAGCGTTCTCGTCTTGGAGTTTTTGGAACTTATTGCGATGGCGTTCTGTCATGAACTCAATAGCTCGATCGCTCATTTCGTCTCCATTCCTTTTGAAGTTACATAAGATCCTAGTAGCTTTTGTATCAGAATATGTTGTCGGTAGTTCTCTTGACGTAGCTGCTCCAAGTCTCCACGATACGTGTTGATAATCGTATGCAACCGGATGTTCTCGTCCCGTAGTTCTTGAACCTTACTCAACCGGGGGTTCGCCTCACCAGTCATAGGATCTTGTCTATTCATATTGGCACCACCTTAGTTCCATAGATTCGTCGAAGCCGTTCCAGCTCCCCACGATAGTAATTGATCTGAAGTACCATCCGATCATACTCCAGTTTCATATGGTCGTAAGTAGCTCTCAAATCGTTATGTTGCTTCTTGAGGTAATCGTAATCTGTATACTTCATTTCGTCACCACCACTCCTCGCAGTTGCCCCACCACGTACGATCCTGCATTACGAGATACTTCCAGGATCGTCTTACGATCTACCTTCGCTTCGATGAGGCGTCCCGCAACCAGCCCTTCGACCAGTGCGCGTAGTTCATTTCGTTGTGCGTCGCTCATGGCCTAACCTCCCAGTACATCATCACTTGCAATATTCACCGGCCGCTCGTACCCGTTGTCGCTGAGTAGCTGCATCACCCCGCGACGGGTCACGATCGCGCAGGCTTCGAGGCTTGCATTGTTAAGCCGCTCAATCATCGGGCCACCTGCACGCTGTTCGACCTGATACTGTGTTGTTTTTTCCACGCTATCTCCTTGAAAAGAATGATCTTACTGCTACTACCACTTGCATCACCACCTGCGACGCGCACGGTCCCGCTTGCCATACCACACCATGCATAGGGCAGAACAGAAATTCAAACAGATTTGAGAGCATCGATCTGCCCCTGAATGAGCTTAATCGAACCTCGTGTAGCATCCAAAGATAATTGAATACTAGCAATTCGATGAGTCAAAGCGAACTCATAATCCTTACGATCCTTCATCCGCTCTTGTAACTGTTCAATCGTTGGTTTCATTTGCTCCTTTGTGGATATGAGAATCCTAATGCTACCGGACCAAGAATAAATCCTACCACTGTATACCAATGAAATCCTGGGTGATAAAACAACATCATACCAGTATTGATAACGATGATATACGTGAGAATTGTCGATAGGTTCATTTGCTCTTGATTTCCTTTCGTAACGCATCCATCTCAGTATCACTCATAAGATACCCAATCTCCGCTACCGCCTGCTGTGTGCTCATCGCATCCTGCGCGGCATACCATCCCAACCGCAAGCAGATCGTACCCATGATTGCAAGTAGATCCGTAGGGGAATGCGTAGCCCCGTATATGATATTCACCGATGCTGCAAGCCGCTGTACTCCTGGCCATCGAACTACTTCCTGAGCTTTTGCGACAATCGCAGTATGCTCAGGGCTATCAATCGCAGCGTTATGCCGTTCTAAGGAATCAGTCAGAGCCTGTTCGGTGATGGTATTGAATGGTATCATTCAAAATACCTCTTGAACCACAGCAAGGTATACACACTTGCCATGATCGTCATTAGCCAAAGCAGTACTGTCATAGGTATCCCCCATGCTGGATTCACATCCCACCGTTTGGTACCACGTTGTCCATTAGGTAGGTGAACCACTTCATGTAGTATAGTCATATCGATTGTACCGCACCAATTACAATTACCACAATTGGCCCCGCGATCCATACCCATCGCATCACACGTGCAGACAGGGATAGACTATCGATGAGAATTGTAAACATAGAAATTTGCTGGGCGAGCCTTCTTAACAGTGCAGAATCTAGAATGTACCTGCCTTTGCCGAGTACTCGCCCATACCGTGCCTCCGAGGTAGCGCACATCCCTAGGGAATACATACGCGCTCGTCATACGGTATATCGTAAGAAACTGTTTCGCCGAAACTCAGACGATAGTAATTTTATGGCCTCCCAGCGATTTGTTCGTATGGCCGCTCGAAGCGGGCATAAACAAAAAAAGCCCCGATACCATGCAACGTCAATGCATGAATACCGGGGCGAGTAATACGCTATCTGTTATGTTCTATGTATGAATTATGCCGTGCCGAACATCCGCGCTGCTAGGCCCCCTGTCCCCAATGCTACATTCGTAATCGCTACTACTCGCCTACGTTTCGCCGTGCGAGCAATCCCTATTGCTTTCCGTACGCGTATAGCGCGAAACGTGGAACCTGTAGGAGCAAAATAATGCGATTCGTACCCATGCTTGCGATACGGTAGCGGAGTATTGTCCCGCATCCGCTTCTGGTAGCCCTTGAGACTTGTCTCCGGTCCCCCTGTAACCCGTTGCCACGATACTACCACGCGAGGATCTCCCCATAGTGAGATCGGTGATGGCCGATCCGAGCGAACCTTAACCTGAGTGGTATTAAATCCCCGATCTGATTGGCTGTATCGATTAGCCTTATCAACACGTTTGGCGTACGCTTTCGCGTCCAATATCTCGAATGTAATCTTGCGTGCCATAGGCTTGAAATGGGTTAAGCCCCAGTATAGGAACCTTCCCATACTGAGGCGTATGTTACCGTTACTGAAGGACTTACTTCAGTTTAAAATTGAGCCGCGATGCCAACGGGTATGTTACCATAACCCGCTCTTTCGGATCACCGCCCGCAACCTGTTGAACGATATTCAACTCGATCGCGTCCCCCTTGAGAGCAATAAATACATTGCCTCCCGAGGTTTCACGCATCTTGGAAAAGTCCACCGTCTGGTCGAACGTGATGATAACCTTACCATCGTCGTAGGTGATCTCACACGGCACAGTGGCCGCACGAGTATCATCTGCCGCATCCGACCATACAGACGCGAGACCTTTTTTTGCTTCAGTCATAGTATTACCTCCATCATACCCGAAAGATGTATGATGCAAGCAACTATGCTATGGTTGATACGCAACCATCTGACGCCGTGCTAGTCCAAGCGACTCACTCACCTGTTCCAGGTTTTTCCGTTTTTCGCTTGCACATGCTACTACCGACTCAAGTTGGGCAGTAGGCGTAAACTGCTGATTCTAAACCACATATTCTACTTTGTTCGCCTTTTATTCCCCACCGTAGTAGCACCACTATCAACAGTAGTATTACTACTTCCGCTAGTCGTACCACTACTTCTAATCTTGCTTGCTGCTTTGCCGATCATCGGTGCAACCTGCCGCATCTGCAAACCAGTCTGCGCGGCGATCCACCGAATGGACTTTCCCGCGATTTTCAGCGCCACTACGCGATTTTCCAGTGGGGTTAGGCAGTCGAGGTTCGGTTTTTCCTGGGAGACGGCGCGTGCGGGTCTAAAACCGCCTTTGCGTGAATTTGCCGATATTTCGGCATTTTCAATTTCCGCTGTAGCAATTCGGTCCAGTGCATCTGGTCTATGCTCTTCGTCACGCCATAGACTCAGGCGTACACTCGCCAACGCATACGCGGCGAACGTTCCAATCGTACCATCGTAACGCTCCGCGAGAGCTACGCTTGATACCATTGCAGTGTTCACAGCATCTTGACTATCATCCGGTCGAACACGACCGGCCCGCACCGCCTGGGACACAATACGCTCTATGTCATGCTGTAGAGCAAGTACTGCATCCCATGCTTGTACGGAGTTCATCATGCTAGACTATACCCATGTTGCCCAGCTATCAAGCGTAGTATCAGCACGATACCATGCTCATAGTAATCCTGGGCGAGAACCGGATCGCTGAAGTACACATCACACTGTTTGCGTACCAGATACCCCAGGATCTTGACTAGCGCGTTTGCGCCACTATCAGGCCAATAATCCCGTTCAATCATTGGGTGTGTTCCTTCCATACCTCGCCTTGTACTTGGCGGTTAGCTCGTCCAGCCACGCCGTACGCTTAGGACAATCGCTACTATCAATAGCAATTGCTTTGGTATGTTCATGGGGGCCGGCTGCATGTTGTATCCTACCATCCGCTCCGTTCCACGTTCGCACCGTGCCCCGTCCAACTGCATTGTCAAAACTATCAATAGTCATATTTTCCTCGTTTCTATTTCAATCACTTCATCCGCGCACGGTTCGCATAGGTGCTGTAAGTTCCAGCGTATATCCGCGCCGTGCGAGATGATAAACACTTCTTCGATTGTAAAGAGCCGAGTCCGACACCGAGCGCAAGTCATAACGGCCACCCGTTGGACTTTCGCTTGTTCCGTTCTAGCATAGTGTCCCGACTGGCTGCACCCAACCGGGTTACACTTAGCGTCAGAATGAATGCAGCAGCCGCGAGGACAACATGCCCAAACGTAGCAGCCGCGTTAACCATTGTCATGTGCATATACATACTCCTAGGTGGCCTACCATTGGCCACAACCAAGTATCAATGATCCACATGATACATGCAATAGTAACTAAAGTACTGATTATAGTAACTAAAGTACTGATTATAGGCATGATAGCACTACTACTGACGAAGAAAACCGACCTCGCCCTCGACCGCCCCCGCGACCACCATTCCCCGATGCCGGGGGTGGGCCGAATCAGTGCGGCAACCGGGCCAGGGTGGTAAGGGCGCTATCCGGCTGTGTAGAAACGACTTACGAGAAATATTTTTTTAAAAAATTCCCCATTTTTCCCCCGTATGTTGTTGATTCCACGTGGCACGATTTTCCCCGTAACTGTAGATAACGGCCTCGCGGCGGTATTGTGTGCGATACTTAATCATGGCGAAAACGTTCATGTGCAAGAAATGCAAAGTGAGCTATCCCGAGGATGGTTTTGTGTACAAAGATGGTGGTTTCGGTAGTGAATGGGACGTTGTGCCACCGTGTCGAAAGTGTCGACGGAACAAGATCTACCGTGATCGATACGGTATTAGTCTCGTAGAGGTCGAAGCGAAGCTCGACCAGCAACATTTTCACTGTGGAATCTGCAACATGAAGCTCCCCAGCATCGAATCGGGCAACGTGGACATGGACCGCGGAGCGGGTGTACTACGTGGTATCCTCTGTGATGACTGTTCGTGGGTACTTCGGAGGTCCCGGTTCAATGTGGACCTACTTCAACAGGCCGTGTTCTACTTAGATAACCACGCCATTACGGTAACTACGCAGCAGAATAGTGCTGCCGCTACGCGGCTTAATCAAGTCGTTGATAATTGAAATTTCAAACCGGCCCCGAGGTTGACAAAAGTTCATTAAAATGGTACAATAGAACCAGATCAAATGGAGGCATCCTTGATTACAGAAGTAAACCCCGCGGAAGCGATGATTTCCGAAGGTGGACCGGTTCCGGCGGTCGTTTCAAATCCACCGGATACCCCGATCCTATTCCCCGAAGTCACCCAGATTCGACCCTGTACGGCACTATCCTGTCGGAACGGCCACCAATGGCAACCGTTGGTCGCGTTGGCGAAGTGTGGGCATGGTACCTCCCAGGGCTGGAATGGCTGCGGAAACCCTATCCTGGCCATCAAACTGGTCAATTGCCCGTTCTGCAACGAGCCAACCACCCACATAAAGTTCCGAATCGACGTAACCCCACCTACCCCGTATCCGGTTCCACTATGCGTACCAGGCTCGGTGAGCCATGCGGAGACGATATTCGTGGAAGTACCACTCAAGAAATGGAAAGAAACCGAGGAGGCTGAACTCGCTAAGGCAGCCGAACAACTACAAAAGGAGCAGAATGTAGTTCAGAGTTAATGCCATATGCAAAAGTTGAGGATAGAGCAGCATGGTCTTGCAACAGGTAAACTTCGTCAAATGTTATGCTTCAAATGTAACTGTACCCTTGGACTTGTTGGTGATAGTACAACGGTTCTCCAAGAGATGATTAACTATCTAAACAAACACAAGGAAAACAATGGCTAAAGAATTTAAAAGTAACATCTCTAAACCAACGGATGCACAACTATTTGAGGCAACCAAAGGTAGGCCTTTTGGCGTTTGCAAGCAATGCGGGTTGGCGGTGGTGATGGATAAGGTACTTTGTCCGGAGTGTACCCGGTTGACTGAGGTTGGCTTTGGTCCGACACCGCGTTCACCACATGCCCGGCCTGGGGATGTTGAGACTCCGGCGCAAACCTATGATGCTTTCAATCACAAGGGCTACTCGGATACGATCCCATCGGGGAAATTCGACCCGAAGAAGCAGAGGATGTAATGGATCAACCAGGAGTAAACGATGTTGCCTGGACATGCCGGTTTCATCCTACTGATGGGTGGCACGAAGTGGGTTGTCCTCATATGGATTGGACTAAGGATCAGTTACTGGGTGCTTTGGTTACTGCAAAGTATAGCCAACAAGTGGTTCATAAGAAGTTCATTGAGTCCTTTACTGGTTCTAACTCAGCGACTCAAGACCCTAACATGAAAGTTGAGGCTTATAACTAATGCCCAAGTTTCTTGAAGATCAATTGAAAGCCAAGTACGGTGGGGACTCCGCAGTCCCCTACAAGATCATGAACTCCCTCGGGGTGATGAAAGGTTCCAAGGAAACCCCGAAGGGCAAGTCATGGGATAAGAAACATGCCGCGAAAGTAGCAAAAGGCGGCAAGTGACCGACTGCTCCCAGGTAGATACCCGCTACGGCAAGATGTGGGTGTTCAATGAAGACAATGGATGTTCGTTTATGCTCAAGGAGTATGGGGAATACTCTCCGTTGGAGCTTGCCTTCATCAAAGCAGCTCTACCTCCGGACGGGACGTTCATAGATCTCGGCGCTCATATTGGTGCTATGACGATTCCGATTGCTCGGGTATGTAAGAAAGTCTACGCGATAGAACCACAGGCGGAAGTGCGAGAAGTCCTACGGGATAACCTGGATCTCGCTGGAGTTACAAACGTTGAGGTGATCCCGTATGCGGTAGGTAGTGCCCAGGAACAACGGTTCTACAATCTTGAACCATCCCGGCGTGGATCAACAGAGATGGGGCCGGATGGGCAGGTGGAAGTCCAAGTTGTACCGCTAGACGACTTGGACCTGGCCCCAAACTTCATCAAGATCGACGTGGAAGGTATGGAGATTGATGTGCTTCTCGGGGCACAGAAGACGCTGAAGAGGTATCGACCCACATTGCTGCTGGAACGCCAACCAGCGAATACAAAGACCCTGAGGCAGTGTTTGACTTTACTTGGATACACGATCTACACCGTGGATCTTCCAATGTTTGTTCCGAACAACTATAACAAAAACCCGACGAATCACTTCATCCACAAAGGTCACATGATGCTTGGAGCGGTTCCATATCCGGAGCTACCGATCTACGAGTTGATACTGGAAACGAAGGAAGACGCGACGAGGCAGTTGACATGGCGATAAGAAGGAAGGTAGTAATTCCCGTGGACACGCTCCTTAATTTGATTAAAGATTATACACGAGAGCGCCATGATATCCCCGATGATGCGGTACCGGTCAGTCTTCAGATCAAGCCGAGTGAGAAGGGTATGTTTGGTTTGATGATTCAATCAGCACACTTCACAGACGACTCCCCCATCCGGGTGAACTTTGACATCAAGAAAGTGTTTACGGCGTGATGATCCAGAAGCGGATTGAGATCGACGCGAATAGTATCCTGAAGTTGATCACCCACTATACCCAGGACCTCAAGTACCCGATGCCCCTGGACGCCGAGCTGGTCGCAGCCGGAATCTCCCCCGTCCTCCACCGCTGGATCATGCTGGAAGTCTCCTCCGAGGAATGGGATCGCGCCGGGGTACCTATTAATCCCGACACCCACGAACCTGAGATGTACCACGTCCGCTACGAAGGCTGCTCCGTCGGCTCCTGGATGTCCCAGGGCGGCGAGGATCAGAGCAAAATGGAATGGAAAGAATCTGTTGAGGCACCAAAGTAACTACGATGTTTGATTGACCTTCCCGCCCTCAACCAGCATCCCCTGTTGGTATGAGCTTGTTGCCTCCCAAGCGAGGGCGGGAGAACTTCTAAAACTACCATGATCCTCCTCGTCTATAAAACCAACTCCCCACATACCGAAGGATACCGTCAAGGTCTCGGCGTTTCCGCCGCGAGTGTAGCAGAGGTTCTTCGGAACACCGGGAAGGATGTACGAGCGGTAGGGATGTTTGATGGGTTTGAGTTGGAGGAGTACCTACTTGCTACATCGGGTATCGAACACGTTGTCATCTACGCCCCGTGGATTGATATCACGTTCCTTACAGGTCTTGTAGCCCGGTGGCCGGGGATTCAGTTTACCGTCAACATGCATTCGAACCTGGCGTTCCTACAGTCGGATGCCTTCGCGGTTAAGATCATCCGGCAGGGAACGGAACTATCGCGGCATGCAACCAATTTTACCATCTCTTCCAACAACCGAATCACGTCTGAGTTTATCGCTACGGCTTACGATGCTCAATGCCCCTACCTTCCCAATCTATACGTCGTTCGCCCTAACGAGCGATACGAATATCAAGGTATCCCCGACACACTCCACGTGGGACTATTCGGCGCTACCCGGCAACTAAAGAACATCATGACCGGTGTAGGTGCAGGGATTCTGATGGCGAAGTACTTCCGCCCGGTGCGGTTGTTCATCTCTGGGGGGCGTGTAGAAGGTGGCGAGGGTATCCTTCGGGCAGTTCATGAGCTTACCGAAAAGCACCAACACTTTCAATTAGAGACTGTTGATTGGATGGAATGGCATGAGTTTACACAGTTCGTAAAGACCATGACGGTGCAGTTGCAACCATCGTTCTCCGAGTCGTTTAACAACGTGGTGGCCGACGGAGCCGCACAGTACATCCCCGCCGCGGTAGGCCCTGCAATCATCTGGGCACCGGAGCGGTGGAAGGTGCAGAACCCGGATAACGTAGAGCAGGTAGCGATCAAGGCGACCGAGTTGGTCACCGATGCAATGTCCGGATTTGATGGGTACAACGCGCTCCAGGCACATGTACGTCGAGGGGTGCAGCTTTGGAAGGAGTGGATTGATGGATCGACAGCCTAAGGTACTTGTCGTTGGCGATGCGATGATGGATTACTACTACTTCGGAACTACCACCCGTATCTCTCCCGAAGCCCCAATACCAGTAGTGAAGATTACCGAAGTGAAAGCATTCGAGGGCGGGGCAGGAAATGTAGTAAAGAACCTCCAGGCTCTTGGAGCGGATGTTCGTTTAGTATCAGGAGGACAGAATCGAAATAGTATTACTCCATGTCCGGCAAAGAATCGATTGATGGTAGGAGAGATTCAGCTTGCTCGGTGGGATGAAAATGATAGCCTGCCTCCTATCAATATCGAATTTCTTAACGAGCAGACTTGCCGCTGGACCCCCGATGCGATTGTGGTGAGCGACTACGGCAAGGGGTCGGTGGATCAGGCGGTAATCAATTGGTTGGAAGATCGGAGACACATACCTACTTTCATTGACACCAAACGTAACCCGGATGACTTTGGTTACTTCGAGCAAACGTTCTTTCCTAATCAGGTTGAGTACACCCAGTATAAAGAAGAATATACCCAACGATCTAATGTGATCTATAAGAAGGGTGCTCAAGGTATAGAGCGATTGCGTTTTGGTAAGGTCATCGAGTCATTTCGAGCCTATGCGAAACAAGTAGTATCAGTATGCGGAGCAGGAGATTCGATCTTGGCGAGCTACGTCTACTACAACTGCCCCCCTGGTCATCCTGATGCGTTGTTTCGGGCCTCGATAGCCGCAGCGGTGGTGGTGGAGAAACCGTGGACGGCAACGGCGTCGGTGGAGGAGATCGATGCGCGAATCAAGAATCTATAGTGTCGGTACTTGGAATCCGTGTTATGCTTACGAGAAGGTACTATTCGGAGGTCGCGTCCACATCCTTTGGGGTAAGCGGAAAGTAAAAGGAATGGAGACCGCCGGGGAGTATGTAGAGTGGCGACAACGGATTGTGGCACGTAATACAAACTCAGAACCTCGGCTACGGCAGTTGTCACGTTGGTTTCGGGGGTGGTTAGTTCGATGAGTGGATACGAAGAAGGTCTAGAAGAACGCACGCAAGTTGTCAAGCTCTGGGGCTGGGAAGAATGGCTCGTTAACAATGACCAATACTGCGCGAAGCTACTCTGGATTACTCCAGGAGTTCAATGTTCACTTCATTACCACGACATCAAAAAGGAAACCTTCGTGGGTCTGGACGGTCATACCAGAGTCGAATACTACGTTGATGGTAAGAGGTTTGATACGATACTACTGGGCTGGCGTCGTGACGCTCTTACACTTCCTCCGAAGACGCCCCATAGATTTTGGAGCATGGGCAGCAATGGTAGTGTTCTGTTGGAAATATCGACCACGCACAGCGACGTAGATGTGACACGAATAGAACCGAGTAGAATTATAGGAGGAGGGGATAAGCTTAATGATTAAATATTTGATAACAGCTCTGGTGAGTCTCGCCGTGGGGTTCTGCCTCGGTAGTTTTTACTACGGTGGTGGGTACCTGGTGGTGTCGTATCTCGCAAGTAAACTATGATCGAACTGAACCAATCCACTCTCGACTACCTCGCCAAGTGCTCCGCTCGGGAACGCGACGCGGTGTACAAGGAAATCGGTCGTTCGGAGTGGGATCGGTGTCGGGATGATATGGTCTACTGGCTAGACGCCTCACAGCATCTAATCCCATACGTCTACACTCGTGACCCGATGCCGTTGTACGAGTGCAAGCGGTGTATGGATGGGGAAGGGCGGTCGTTTGATAAACTACACACCCACCTGGAAGCTTTCCACGACATCCACGAAGATAACGCGATGCCGTATTTCAATGAGTTACCTACAGATCGGGTGTGGACGTTGTTTCCCTACCACCGCCCAATCATCTTAACCTGGCTCCGGGAGAAGATATTCTTCATCGAGAAGTCCCGAGATATGATGACGACCTGGCTAACCGTAGCGATGTACGCATGGGATACGTTGTTTCACAAGAACCGGGAGAACATCTTTCAAAGTGACGATTCCACGAAAACTGCTGATCTGGTTGAGCGGGCTTATTTCATTTGGGATAATCAACCTTCTTTTCTCAAGTCCATTCATCCAGCTACATACGCTGCGGGACAGACTCGTTCTGGTATTCTGCGTGTTCCTAGTCTCGTCAGTACAATCTTGGGTTTTCCTCAAGGCCCTGACCAGATACGACAGTATCATCCCTCCGGGATTTTCGTGGATGAAGCTGCTTTCCAAACCGAAGCTGCGGCAGCATTTATGGCCGTTAAGCCTGCTATTCAAGCAGGGGGACGGTATACCGCGGTAAGCTCCGCAAACCCTGGATGGTTCATGCAGGCGTGCAGGGATATAACAACGTGAAGCTTACTAGGCTCCCCTCCCGTATCCAGAACTACTACATCGCCCGAGAACGGCAGGACGAGGAACTACCATGGGTCCGTCCGTCGGATCTTAGTACACTGGCCTTGCCTCGTCCGGTGGTGGTAGTAAACGGGGCTTTCGATCTACTCCACGCAGGCCACATGAAGGTGATCTTCGCGGCACGTAAGCGGGCTGGTACAGTGATCGTCGCAATGGACAGCGATGAACGTGTAGCTCGTAAGGGAACTGGACGACCGATACTTCGGTTCCCCGAGCGTGCCCGTGCGTTGGAGTTTATGCCGGTGGACTACATCGTGGAGATCGATAATGATAAAGATATGGCTCGGTTGTTGGCTGCTACGAAGTGTGATCTCCGGGTGCAGGGCTTTGAGTATCGCGGTCGCCCTACCAAGTTCCCCGACATCCCGAAGTGCTTCGTCCGAGTCGGGGCGATGAGTACTACCAAGATCGTGGATAGGATTCGTAAGAGTGTCAACCGAGGCAACTAAGCTCCGCGAACGGTGGCAGCGGGAGGGAATATGGGAGAAGTATTTTGGAAAACCAGGTGAGAAGACCATCCTCGATATCGGTAGTGGGCCTGATCCCATTACACCAGAGGCAAGGGGTTGGGATATCGTTAACGGGGATGGGGATGGACAGAAGCTCGCAGGTGTTGATAATGATTCGTTTGATGTGATTTTCAGTAGCCACTTTGTGGAGCATCTTCCAGACCCCCTCGAAGGACTCCTCAATCAGTGGCGTGTCCTCAAACCCGGCGGGTACCTGATCTTCCAACTCCCCGATGAGGATCTCTACGAACAAGGCATCTGGCCCTCGAAGTACAACGACGACCACAAGCATACTTGGACGATTTCGAAAGCGGTTACGTGGTCTCCTGCCAGTCGGAACATCGTAGACTATCTAAAGTTCCTCCCGAACCATAAGGTAATCTCGATGAGGATCATCGATACCGGGTATGACTACAACCGCATCGAGATCATCGACCAGTCGAACGTACCGGGGGTGG